AAAAGTCCCCCCTACATCAATAGTAGATGAAGATAACTTTAAAGTAAAAATAGGAGGGGGTGTAAATCTTCAAGAAAATGAATATGGAGGTGTTGGTTTTGGTGAATGGACAGATAAAGATTATGGAGAGTATTCATTAGAACTACAAAGTGTTTATGGTAATCTATTAAACGGATTTAATGCAAAAGCACGTATACCAACAGGAAGAGAAGGAGTAGATTTTACAGCACGGGCAAGCGGAGATAGCAAAAATTTTGATATTGGTGTTGGTGGACAATGGCAAGTAGGAGATAATGGTATACTTTCTGGAGAGGTAGGCGGTAATCTAGACGAACAACGAGCAGGAGTAGTATATACTACAGATTTAGATAAGATAACTGAAGCATTTGAATCATTATTTAGAAAGAGGGGCGGAAAAGTAACAAAAAAAAGAAAGAAAAGAAAAACTAAAAAATATACAAAGGGTTGTGCAGTAAGGACTGCAAAGTACTAATGGCTAGACCTAAACTTGAAGAAGGTGTAAAAGGCAACTATAGATTAACTACCAAAGAGTACTTACGAAGACAAGCTCGTAAGAAAGTATCTGAAAAGAATAAAAATCTAGAGCGACAAAGAAATAAAATAGATACTTTAGCTAGAGGAGCAAAAAAAGCTAAAGAAGCTCTAAAAGTTTTAGAATCCGGTGGAGTAGCTACAGGAGAGTTACTAGATCAAGCACCTAAAGCATTAAAAGATGCAATAAAGCAAGGCGCAGAAATAATATTTAAACCGAATCCTGGTCCACAGGAGGAGTTTTTAGCAGCGCCTGAAAAAGAAGTTTTATATGGAGGAGCAGCAGGAGGGGGAAAATCTTATGCAATGTTGGTTGATCTTCTTAGGTTCGCTTCCAATTCTAATCACCGTGCTTTACTACTCAGGCGTACTCTGGGCGAACTGACCGAGCTTATAGATCAATCTAGAAAGATCTATCCTAGAGCCTTTCCAGGTTCTAAATTCAAAGAATCAAAGTCTACCTGGGCTTTTCCTTCAGGTGCTACTGCTACTTTTTCCTATGTAGATAAAGATTCTGATGTTACAAGGTATCAAGGCCAGAGTTTTACCTGGATAGGTATCGATGAACTAGGCCACTACCCCTCTCCTTATGTGTGGAACTATCTTAGATCTAGACTTAGAACTACCGATCCAGATATTGAAACATACATGAGAGCAAGTGCTAACCCAGGAGGAATGGGCGGTTGGTGGATCAAAAAGATGTTTATCGATCCTAATATACCAAATGAGCCCTTTTGGGCTACGGATATAGACACTGGTAAAACTTTAAAATACGGACCTTCTCACTCTAGAGCAAATGAACCTTTGTTTCAGCGGAAGTTCATTCCTGCCAGACTAACGGACAATCCGTACTTGATGCACTCAGGAGAGTACGAAGCTATGTTGCTTTCTCTGCCAGAGGTAGAGCGTAGAAGATTGCTAGAGGGTGATTGGGACGTTGCAGAAGGTGCTGCTTTCTTTGAGTTCGACAGGTTAATGCACGTTGTAGAACCGTTTGAAGTACCTACTAACTGGCCTAGAATAAGAGCAGCGGATTACGGTTTTAGTTCTCCTTCTTGTGTACTTTGGGCAGCGATAGATTGGGATAGTAATATTTGGATNTATCGTGAATTATACAGAAAAGGTCTAACTGGTGAGGATCTAGCAGATTTAATTGTACAACTAGAAGCCTTCGATCCACCGATGCAGATATCTGTACTAGATAAGTCTTGCTGGTCTAAAATGGGCCTGGGTCCGAGTATAGCAGAAACTATGATGAATAGAGGAGTTAGATGGGTTCCTTCTGATTCAAATAGAATGTCCGGTAAAATAGAAGTACACCGCAGATTAAAAACTGATGATTTAACCGGGCAACCTAGACTTAGAATAGTTTCTACTTGTACAAATCTAATAAGAACTTTACCTACTCTACCTCTATCAAAAACTAATTCAGAAGATGTAGATACAAAAGCAGAAGATCACGCATATGATGCTCTTAGATATATGGTTATGATGAGAAGATTAAACTACAATCTTGAAAGTTTTTCTCGTAGAATAAAAGATCAGCCAGTAGAAATGGCCGATGCAATATTTGGATATTAAATGGCTGAAGAGACAAAAATAAAAACTGAAATTGCAATTAGTAATGAAACTAAAGCCTTATTTGAGGATAAATCTTTTGTAACAGATGTATTTGAAGAATTAAAGGATTGTTTACAGGAAATTCAAGATTCAGGTATTGATTTATATGAATCTGCTACACCTTATGATGCTGCAGGATATCCGATTGGAGATAGAATTGAAGGGGCCTGGGATACAGAAACTAGAATGTATACACCAGGAGATCAGCTAGTAACTTTACGTAAATATCCAAATTTAAAAAAGTTTTTTACTAGTTTTATAGCCGATCAAATAAAATTTAAATTAGAATATTCTCCTATATTTGAAACTGCTACTGAATGGCAACCTATAAGAAGTGGAGAAATATTAGAAAGTAAAAAAACTAAATTTGAAACTCAAGAGGAATATATTGCTCGTATTAGAAAATATGCACAACCGGAAGGTACAAAAACTGACTGGCCGGGTCAAGTATTTGACTATAGAACAGATTATCCTAAATCTACACAAGATCAATTTCAACAAGGAATAAAGTGGGATATAGATCTTTTTGCAGAGGGTGCAAGTGGGTATTTTGATACNTTAAGATTTCAAGGTGTTAGAAATGGCGTTCCTCCTTCTGAAAATTCTGTAGTATTTACTATTTCATCAAATTCTTTTGGTAAATCTGCGGGTGAAATAAAAGAATTTTTAAAAACCTTGGGTATTGTAGGCCAACGAAAAGAATCCCGTATGCTTAGACATTTTATAAGATACTTTACAGGACATTTTGGGAAAAATCTAAAAGAACTTGATGCTAAAAAACAACAACGGGAACAATATAGAGATTATGAACGCGAAGAAAAACCAGGAACACAAGAATTAGTACCTAGAAAAATAACAGATTCTGCTAATCCTGTACTAGAAGATATACTAGATACTTTAGTGCGTGGAGGAATGATTACAAAAATTCAAGAACCTAAATTTAAAGATTTTGAACCTAGATATCTTGTAAAACTTACCCAACATCCTAAAACTCAAGAGCCAAATTTTGCAGATACATCTTTTCTTATTGACGCTTATAAGTATTATTTAAGTATTCCTAAAAAAGAGCCTGGAAGAGAAAGAAGTGTTCAAATAAGAGAAACAGAAGGATTATATGAAGAGCCTGTAGCACAAGCTGTAGTACAGTTACTTAAAGGGAAGCAACCCGCACAAGTATCTCATAGCAAATTAAGAGATAAAGGTGCTGTGCGTTCAATGCTTGATATAAGACAACCAGTATCTGTACAAGGATCTTCTACTAGTTTTGATATTGTTCCACAAGGATGGCTGACTAGAGAGCAATGGATAGCAGAGGTAAATCAAAAAGCAGACCAAATAGCAGAATATACACAGCCACAGTATGAAGTCACAGTACAAAATGAACTTGTAAGAACGCCAACTGCAAGTTGGGGAAGAGGGGGAACAAGCTGGAGGTCTGGATATCATTCAAGAGCAGTTGTAAAAGAAACAAATACTAAATTTGAAAGGTGGTCACGGGTACAGGATAAAGAATCTGCCAAAACTTATTCTGTTCAAGATCCCATTTCTGCTACACCTACTGTTTCATATGATATAGATGAACTGACATATGATCCAGATGAACAAACATATGATATAGATGAAAAAACATATGATATAGATGAACAAATACGAAACTTACTTAACTTTAGATTTGAAAGAAAAACTGTTCCTATTAAACCGACTAAAAGTGAAAGAGAAAACGAAGAATGGAGAAAAAAGGAAGAATTAAGAAAACAGAAAGAAGCAGAAAAAGAAGCTAAAAAAGCAGCTAGAAAAGCAGCTAGAAAAGCAGAAGCAGCTAGAAAAGCAGCTACACAAGCAGGAAAACCCTCTGCAACTAGTCCTTTAGCAGAGAAATTACGACAAAGAGCAGAAGCAAGATTAAAAGCAGAAAATGAAAAAGCAAGACAAAGATTAGGTATACAACCAGACGATACTAAAAAACCAGAAACGGTTTCTACTAAAAAGCCTCCAACAGGAGGTGCAGGAGTACTTTTAGGAATTATACCAATACTTGAAGAGGCTTTAGGTTATTATGTCCCAGGACCAAGAGGTATTAAAAGAGGTGGTATTATAAAAAGTAATCAAATATCACTAAAAGACCAAATGAATAAACTAACAGGATAAAGGAGATTAAAATGCCATACGGTTATCGTTACCCCGGAAAGAAAGATATCGAAGGTAAAGTCAAGCAGGGAGATCTAAGCGATGTTCCTAGTGGAAACTTGTATCGGATGAAGTTAGAAAAGAAAGTTCTAGCTGAACCGGATCAAACTCAATTTGCAAATCACTCAGGCAAAAAGAAAGCCGGTAGGCATGTAGATGGTTCTATTGACCGTTTGCATGGTGATTTTTCACTTCAAAAGGACTTTTCATAATAAGGAAGAAGGCATATGCCACCCAATGATATAGATCTAGATCAGCCTATGGAGTTAGATCCTGATGACGTATCTAATCTTGCTGGAGTTATANAAGGTAAGTTTGCAGATGCTGAAGAAGGTAAACGAGCGGATGAAATTCGCTGGTTAAGTGCTTATAAAAACTATCGAGGAATAACAGATTCTTCTACTCAATATAGAAATTCTGAAAAATCCAAGGTGTTTTTAAAGATTACAAAAGTAAAAGTACTTGCTGCTTATGGGCAATTGACCGATATTCTTTTTGCAAATAAGAAATTTCCCTTAACTATCGAACCTACTCCTGTGCCAGAGGGTGTGGCAGAGTTTGCTCATTTACAAATGCCTCAAGAACAGCAGGCTGGTATAGAGGGTTTTCAAGGAGATGGTAAAGAACTTTTACCGGGTGCTCTAGAGGCTACTTCAACTGAAGAGCAGGGTGGTAATCCTATGCTTGCAGGTTTAAGTACTACCTTTGGACAATCGGACAATTTAGTCCCAGGTCCGGGTTATCTTGGACAGCCACAGATAAAACCAGCAGCAGAGACAGCTAGAAAGATGGAAAAGGTCATAATGGACCAACTTCTAGATACTTCTGCTGTGAATGTTCTACGCCATGCTATTTTTGAATGTTCTTTACTAGGTACTGGTATTGTAAAAGGTCCGTTTAACTATGGTAAAAAAGTACATCGCTGGAAGGGTACTGGTGATGCTAAAGAGTACGATCCTTATGAAAAAACCGTGCCTCGAATAGAAGCGGTTAGTTGTTGGGATTTTTATCCTGATCCTAGTGCTACAAGTATAGAAGATTGTGAATATGTAATTCAACGGCATAGGATGAATCGAGAACAGGTTCGTGATCTTATGAATCGCCCATATTTTAATAAAGAAAAACTAGAACTTGCTTTAGAAATGGGACCGAATTACGAAGAAAGACACTTTGAACCTACTATTCGTTCAGATAATGATCCTATGAATGATAGTAACAGGTTTGAAATTCTAGAATATTGGGGCATTTTAGATTCTACTTTAGCTGAAGAAGCAGGTATGGAAATGCCTAAAAGTTTATCTGAACTAACCTCTGTACAAGTTAATATATGGGTTTGTTCAGGCATGATAGTTAGAGCAGTAGTAAATCCATTTACTCCTATGCGTATTCCTTATCAGGCATTTCCTTATGAACTAAATCCTTACCAATTTTTCGGAGTAGGCGTAGCGGAGAATATGGAAGATGCTCAACTACTTATGAACGGCCATATGAGAATGGGCATTGATAATCTAGCACTTGCTGGAAACTTAATATTAGATGTAGATGAAGCACAGCTTGTACCGGGGCAATCTATGGAAGTTTATCCTGGTAAAATCTTTAGAAGGCAGACTGGTGTTACCGGTACTGCTATAAATGGTATTAAATTTCCTAATACAGCCCCTGAAAATTTACAGATGTATCAAGTAGCTCGTCAACTAGCAGATGAAGAAACTGGTATTCCCAGTATCGTACACGGCCAGACGGGTGTAACCGGCACCGGTAGAACAGCGTCGGGCTTGTCTATGCTTCTAGGGTCTGCTGGTTTATCTATTAAAACTGTAATTAAAAACATCGATGATTATCTTTTAAAACCGATGGGTGAAGCGTATTTTCAGTGGAACATGCAATTTAATGATCTAGATATAGAGATAGTAGGAGATTTAGAAATAAAGCCAAAGGGTGTNGCTGCTGTGATGCAAAAAGAAGTTCGATCACAACGGTTAACAATGCTTCTACAAACTGTAAGTAATCCGATGCTAGCACCATTTATTAAAATTCCAAACTTAATCCGAGAGATAGCAGTGTCACAAGATATAGATCCAGATGAACTTGTAAATGATCCTAATGAAGCAGCTATCTTTGCAGATATATTGAAAGGAATGGCAAATGAACAAGGAACAGGCCAAGCTCCTACTGCCCCTGGTCAACCACCAGGAGGGATGGCTGGGGCTGGAAGAGTACCTCCAGGGGCTAATCCAGCGGATGCAACAGCAACTGGTGGTGGAACCGTCGGAGTTGGAACTGCGCCGACTCCAGGGGAAGCTGGCTTTGCTGCAAACACTGGTCAAACTCAAGAAGTCGGTTAATGATACAATAGAGGTAGAAAAGAATGGCAACTCCAATATACGCAAGTCCGATAGTTGATCCTCAAACAGATATAAATCAATTAAATACTGTTTATACTTCAGAACATTTAACTGAAAATTATAATACATTTTTCAATGATAAAACTGAAAATGAAAGATTGACTTATATGCCTGAAGGATATGAAGATCAAATAGATTTTGATCCTTTTCAATCTGATTATGGTTTAGATTTTAAAAGTACTTTAGAATCAGAAGGCTTTGTAAATTATGTAAAAAATAATCCGATTAGAGCAACACAAGGAGGTTCTGCTGGACCTACTGTAACAGTTGGAGGTAATGTACTATCTACAGGAGAACTTAGACGAAGAAAAGAAGGACCACCGGAAGGTAGGGTAGTATATAGAGATGAAGTTTTGCCATTTTATGAGGGGCAAAAAGAAGAAGATGAAGGATCTGTTTTTGACTATTGGAAGAGTATACCTAATATCAGTTCTTTTTCAGAAGGACTTCGTGGATCTATATATGGAGTGAGCCAACCCTCGAAAGAAGAAGCAGCAGCACCTGTTGCTCAAGCACCTGCTGAAGAAAGGACGATATTTTCTCCGGGGGGGCATCCAGGTGCACAAGGATCTGTTACAAGCGGTTTAACCGGCGAAACTGTTTCACATCCTAGCAGTTTTTCAGAGGGTATACAGAGTGGTTTTATGGATATAAATCAAGCGACAGGCAAGCTAGGTACTAGTGCGATATCTCAAGGTCTAGCCACTGTACAGGCTTACGGTCTTGAAGGTATTCCTACAAGTTATGGAGAGCCAGTAGGGCATAAAGGAACGGGTAGTACTAGTACTGGTAATACACCAGCAGCAGCAGCAGCAGCAGCAGCAGCGGAAGGGCCAACGGCTGCAGATGTAGCTAATATAGGTGCATTTGGGGGAGCGTGGAAAAAAGGCGGAAAAATAACCGCCCAAATGAACAACTTAAAAAATGGCGGACTGGCCGTAGCTGAACCTAATAAAGACGCTTCATGGTTCATTAGAGAACTACAATCTAAAGAAGGTTCTGATGTTCAGGTTTTAAAGGACGATGGAAAGTTAGTAGGTGCAATAGACATGAACGATCCTAATCGGCACTTTATTATAGATATGGTCGATTTCGATAGTAAATTAGGTATTATCCAGCCGCATGAAATGGCTATGGCTGCAGATCCTAGATCAGCGGGTCAACTAGATCGCAAAAGGAATTGGGGTAATAGGATCGAGAAGCTTGTACAAATACAACAAGGTCAAATAGAAAAAGAAAAATTTGAAAGGGTTAGAAAACATCCTGATATTCCTTCCCGTCAGTCAGTAGTATCAAAACCTGCTTCTGATGGTAGAGAAGACTACCGATCTTCATATGATATAGGGGTTGCACAATCTGCCCCACCTCCTGCAATTTCACCCGATAGGGAAATTACAGAGCAAATAGTACCTCCAGATACGGAAGCGGATGTTTATATTAAAACTGCTGGAGAGTTAACTCCCCCGCTACCGGCTGCTAGACCTGTAGAATTTCCAGCCTCTCAACCGGCTGATACCCTTGCTGCTGCACCGGCTGCTGCATCCGATACTTCAGAAAGACCACTAGGTTATGGTTTACAAGGAAGTGGAGCAAAACCCAGAGGTATGATAACTCCAGAAAGAGCAGCATTTAGAGAAGCTGGAACAGAAGAACCATTTGTACAATCTGAAGATCTTGAGCAAAAATCAGAACCACAAAAAATAATAGAAGCTGTTCTCCCTGCCTATGATCCAGAAGACAATCCAGATAAAATTCATAATCCTGGTAATGTCAAGGCAGTTAAAGAAGATTTTCATGGACAAGCAGATATAACTGAAGACGGTTTTGCTCAATTTACTGATCCTAGATGGGGATTAAGAACTTTATTTATGACTTTGCAGCGACCTAGATACAAGGATAAAACCATATCAGAGATAGCAAATATTTATTCTCCCCATAAAAATGAACGTGGAGAAATAGAAAATACTCTAGAAGCTATTCAAGGAAAAATAGATGTTATCGCTCAAGAATTAGGTATTGAAGATGTTAATACTGTATTAGATTTAAATGATCCAAAAATTTTAGAAGCTTTAGCACGGGCAATTATAAAATCTGAAAAATTACCAGAAGAAGCAGATTATTATCTAAATCTTCCACAAGAAGTATGGGAGTATGCACAAAAAGCTGCTCCTATAGATATGCAAGCAGGAGGACAAGTCCCCCAAATAAACCAATCTGGATTTATTGAAGGCCCAGGCTCTCCTGTTAGCGATAGNATTCCAATGCAAGCTGAAGCTGACTCCTTTATTGTAAATGCACCTGCTGTACAGATGGCAGGTGGGCCGAATAAGCTAA